GGCATGCTTGCGTCAGACGCGACGCAGGTCGGATCGATCAAAGCCACCGGCCACCTGTTTTACTATCCGATGAGCGCCGGCGCATACGCCGAGGCGAGAGTGTAAGGAGGCGACATGAGCGGCACAGCGGTCTTGACCGAAGAGGTCCACGGCAGCCTCAAAAAAATCAAGTGGGCATGGTCGATTGCATCCAGCAGTTCCGGGGCCGTGACCGGGGCGCAGACGTCGAAGGCTTACAACGGCGTGATCGAGCGGTTTGTCACCATACCGGATGCGTCAACAGCGCCGTCGGCTTCTTATGACATCACGGTCAGCGACCAGGACAGCACGGATGTGCTTATGGGTGCCGGTGCTAACCGGGCAGCCGCGGCAAACGAACAGGTCGGCTATGCGTCTTTGGGCGTTGTCGCCAACGATAAGCTGACGCTGAAGGTCACCAACGCCGGCAGCAGCTGCGCCGGCGTGGCTATGCTTTATTTGAGGTAAACTATGCGAACCGAGCTCATAACGCCGCCGGTTTACAACGCCGTGTCCTTGGATGAGGCAAAGGATTATTTACGCATCACACATAGTGATGAAGATCCGAGCATACAGGCGTTTTGCATGGCGGCGCAGGCGGCAGTTGAGCATTGGGCCAGGCGCAAATTGATCACGCAAACGTGGAATGTGTATCTTTTGGACTGGCCGAAACGGGATTGTATTACGCTTCCGTTTGGCCAGCTCCAAAGCGTGACGCATGTGAAGTACACCGACACCGACGGAACGCAAAGCACTTTTTCAAGCGACGACTACACGGTTGAGACGACAACGGACCCGGGCCGCATTGTGCTCAATTACAACGAGACATGGCCGACGGCGACGCTGGCAACCAGCAATCCGATCGAAATCCAGTTTGTTTGTGGTTATGGCGCCCACACGCCGCAGGCGGTCACCGCCGCGACGAATGCAGCGCCGATCGTGTTGACGATCGTCGGCCACGGCTACACATCAAACGATGTTGTTTATGTGTACGATGTCGGCGGGAACACGGCGGCTGATGGCTTGTGGCGGATCACAAAGGTCACCGACGACACATTCAGCTTGCAGGGATCGACGGGGTCCGCTGCTTACACATCCGGCGGATATGCTATCAGGCACGATGTTCCAGAGGCGGTCATGACAGCCATAAAGGTGCGCGTTGCCGATATGTATGAAAACCGGGAAAGCATGGTTGTCGGGCAGGGATACACGCTGACGAAAACCAATCTGTTTGAAACCCTGCTGTGGCCATACCGGCTGTGGTGTTGCTGATGCGTGGCGGAACGTTGAGAAATAAGGTCACAATCCAGCGGCGGACGCAGACGCGGGACAGCATGGGCGGTTTCGTCGATGAGTGGCAAGATTACACGACTGCTTATGCGCAGATCAATCGCCTGAAGGCCCGGGAAGAAATTGAGGACAAGCGGATCCAACTGAAAGCGCCGCATGTGATTTGGATCCGATACCAGGCAGGAATTACGCCGGACATGCGGATCACGTGGAATGACAGGACATTCGATATTGTGAGCATTCGGAATCCAGAAGAGCGCGGGCGGACGCTTGAAATTATGGCCGACGAGGTGGTGCAATGAAGAGCGGAGTCCGCGTTGATTTAGATATCCCGCATTTAACCAAAGAGGTTAAAGAGGCATGCGATAAAGCCGCCGAGCGGGGCGCAAAGCGGGTTTTACGGGACGCGAAAAGCTATTTGATGAGCCATGCAAAACATCCGACCGGAAAACTGGCCGGCGAGATCAAGCTCGAATCGTCGAAATATAAGGGTGGTGGATATGCGGTGGAGGCGCAGGGTCCGGGAAACTACACGCGGTTTTACGCAACGTTTGTCGAGCTTGGCAGTATTCGCAATCCACAGCCAATACCGTATTTGCGCAACTCGTTAAAAGCCAATCGCAAATACATAAATAAGCAGTTCGAGGGCGTGCTCGATTGAAAGCGATTTACGACGCCATTTATGCCAAGTTCGCACCCAGCGGAACAAAGCCGAGTGTTTACAGCGACCTCGGCGGGCGGATGTATCCGCACGAGGCGCCCCAGGGAGTGACGTTTCCGTATGGCGTTTATATGCTGATCGGAGACAGCCCGGATTATTATTTCGACGATGAGCAGCTTGAAGATTTGACGGTCCAGTTTATGCTTTTCGACAAACCGGGCAATTCAAGCAGCGTTAATTTGATGACTTATTATGGTCACCTGGACGCGCTTTACAATAAATGCAGCCTCACGGTGGTCGGCTACACGCACTTGGAGATGGTGCGTGAATGGGGGTATCCACTGCGCGATCTGGAAAACAACATCTGGCAATATGTCGTTCAATACGGAGTTTTATTGGAGCTATGATTAAACTCGGATTGTGTTATCCGCTGACGGATGTTTGGAACTACACGCATTTCACGTTCAGCAACCTGAACGTTGTATTGAATGCGCAAAAACATTTTTACGACAAGGGCATCGCGCACGAAATTCATGTTTTGATGCCGAATTATCCGCGGTCAATCGACAAAGTAAGAAACGATCTGGTCAAACAGGCTTTGAGCGCCGGGTGTACGCATCTGCTGTTTATGGACACCGACCAAATATATACAGACGCGGATGTCGTGGCGCGGCTTTTGGAGCACGACAAGGATTGCGTTGGGTGTGTCGTGCATCGTCGGTATCCGCCGTTCGATCCGTGTGTGTTCGCCGGCCGCATCGGCAAACTGATGATGGTTGGCGATGACAAGCTGTGGGGCGTGCCGCTGCAGCGTGTTTTTGCTATCGGGTTTGGTTGCGTAATGATCAAGGCAGAGGTTTTTGCGGTCATGCCGGAGCCGTGGTTCAAGATTTACGAAAAGGATGAGGGCGGCGCTGTCGGTGAGGACATCGATTTTTGCAGCAAGCTGCACGAGTATGGTTTTGATGTGTGGGTTGACAGCACAGTAAACATTAAGCATTTGAGCACTGTTGCAATCGATAAGGGCTATTATCGGTTGTGGCAGAAGATTTTACCAAAAACAAACGGAGCAAAAGGAGCCAAGCGATGAGCAAAGGGATGAGACAATGGCACAAGATTCATTGGTTGGCAAGGACGGAAAAGTTACCATTGGCACCAGTACCATTTTGGGGATGGGCACGTGGGAAATCGGCGGCGCTTCGATTGCGCTGTTAGACGACACCGAGTTCGGCGACGACTATGACGACGTCGTTCCCGGGCTTATCACTGGTGGTACGGTCAGCTTTTCTGGCATTTACAAAAAGGATGATGCGACGGGACAGGATGCATTGAGGGAGGCGTTTTTTCAAGGATCGGAAATAACGGATTTACGGTTTTACGTTGACGAAACGAGCTATTACGCGCCAAACGCGACGCTTGACGAAACGACCGGCGGTGGCGGGCTGCCGACCGGCGTGCCCGTTTCTCACATCGTTTTAACGTCGGAGCCGTCGATTACAATGGATCGAAACGATCTCGGCAAGGTGAGCTTTTCGGGCCGGGTTGTTGGAGCAATGTACTTACATTAACCATGTGGGCAAAGAGGCCGGCGTCTTATGGGGCGCGGTTTGCTCCGCCGCGCTCCGCCCTCCCGATGCCCATGGAGCAAAGGAGCTGACACATGAGGATTACAAAACCGCGTGAGCGGTGGTTTCCGGTGCCGGGCGATCCGGATGAGGCGCAAGTAAAGATCAAGCATTTGCTGCCAGGCGAAATACAGGAGATTGTTGATGCGGCAATGGTGCAAGAAGTCGAATATCGACAGCACGGCGAAGAAATGCGGCCGATATTGCGCCAAATCAACGACCAGCGCAAAGACCGTGAAAAAACCATGCTGGCCGCTGTCAGGGGCTGGAAGAATTTTTACGACGAAAAAGACAAGCCGTTGCAGTTCAGCGAACCCAATGTTTTGCGGGCCATGCGAGAAATCGACGGATTCATCGATTTTGTCGGCGAGTGCCGGGAAAAAATCGCAAACGATGTTGAAGCGGAGCGGGAGGCCCAGGAAAAAAACTGATCGGAAGTGTGGTCCGCTTGATGGAAAAGCCGGACTGCACGCAATGCCGCAAACTGCGAAGGCTATATAATGAAGAGCCGCCATGCAAAAAGTGTTTGCCGCAAATCCTGCCTGAAAACCAGCCGGTTATCAAGCTCTATTTTCTCATTCAGAACCAGCATATCATGGGGCCGGCCGGACCGGTGGATCTCAACGTTGATGCCGCCTATCGCATTATCGACAGGCACATCGAAAACAAACATGACCAAGAGATTTGTTTCGATATGATTTATAAAACTTACCATGAAGTATTAAGGTCAAGGTCAAATAAGAATGGCTAAACTCGGATCGGCGCTTGTATATGTGCGGGCGGTTTATGACGGCCTTGACCGCGACTTACTTAATTCAAGAAAAGTAGTCGACGGCCATGCCACAAAAACCAAAAGCATTTTAAAAAAGATCAACTGGAAGGTCGGGCTGGCGGCCGCGTCGGCGGCGTTCGGCGCCCTGGGCATTGCCATGAAGGGGTGTGTTGACGCCGCGATCGCGCAGGAAAACGCCGAAAAGAATTTGCGCACGGTGATCAACTCAACCGGCGGCGCCGCGGCGTACACGGCCGACGAAATGTTTAAAATGGCCGGCGCCTTGCAA